AAGAAGCAACAACGTTGTTAGCAAAGTCAGCACCTTGCATAACAGCATTTTCAGTCTTAGCAAGACCACTAATAAATCCTGTGCTTGAAGCTTTTCCTCCTGTCTCACGAGAAGCAGCGCGATCTGTCATGTAGAAAGAATCACTATCAAGAATGTTTAAGCCGTCAAAGCCACCAAAGAATGGAGCGGTAAACTTAGCGCATACATTGTACTTGTTAAACTTAATTGGATCTTCTGCTAAAAGCTTAGCTAAAGACATGCGAATTGCTTGTGCTTCTGTTGATTGATCTTCTGAGTCTAGATCATCGTTAGACTCGTGGAAAATAATTGTATGATCTGCTGAATTATAGAGTGCTGATCCAACGTCTGCATTTCTTAAATAGACTGCGTCTTTAAACAGATCTGAAGCTGCTCCTTTGATATTAGCAACTGTTCTTCCATCGCCTGGCGTTCTTAAAGCTACCTTTGCCAAACTAAACTTGTTGTTGTTGTGAGAGTCAGCCATAGAAGAAGAAACTACTTCATCGTTAGCGCCTAAGAACTTTGTATAGTTTTCTAAAATGTGGTTAAACTCTGTGCTGTAGTTTGGATTATTAATATCTTTAACACGTGTTGACATTAAGCCCCAGTGAAGATTAAAGTCAACAGACTCAGATGCAGAAGCCTCTCCTGTAAATGTGTGTGCATAAGACGTGCCTGTTTTAATGCTACCTTTTGTTACTTTAAATCTGCAAGGAAGAGGTGGCAGAACAGCATGGTCTAAGTTTGTTGGTGTAGAAGTGTGATCAGTAAATTCTACAAAAGAAGTTGTTTCGCTTGTTGCATCTGTGCCTTTATTATTAAGTAAAAGTGCAGGAACCCCTCTGAATCCAAATGGAAGTGCAGATGCAGGTGCCTCACCATTAAGAACATCATCACTAACAATAACACGAATTCTTGTAGACTTGTTTGCAAAAGAACCTTCTCTAATAAGTCTTCTTTCAGATTCAGCAACTTCAAAGTCATAGTAAATCTTTTGATCTCCAATAACGTTGCCAATAAAAGAAGAAGCATTTGGATCTAAAGAACAGTTTGTAAATGTCTCATAAATGATTTGAGCTTCATCTGTATCACGTAAATCACGAACAGAAACTGTAAATGTTCCAAAATCACTAGTAGGATCTGTACTTGCTCTTAAGTTTGAAATAGAAATCTTATATTTACTATTTGCGTATGCACCATCATCTAGCGATTCAAAGTGAAATAAGTCGTATTCTTTATCACCAAAAGGCTGTGATATAAACTTTGGTGTTTCTGGTGAAGTAAATCTTTTCTTGAAGTTTGCATACTTAGGCTTATTGTCAGCATTACCTGTTAAAACTGCAACTTTATTTGTGCCTACAGATGCAATTTCATTATCTACAGGAAAATGTGCATACAGAAGAACTTTATGTTCGTCAAATGCTAACGGATCTGTGTTTAAAACTTTTGATATATAATCAGCGTCTGAAGGATTTAGTGATACTGTTCTACTATAATCTGCTGACCCTACATTATCATTAAAAAATATTTTAATCTTGTTAGACGTACTAGGTGTTGCAAAGTCTGTATTGTTAGCACCAACTGTTATTGTAAAGTCTTTGTGTGCAAAAAGCATAGCTCTAACTAGAGTAACAGTCCCGTCTGTTGTTTGTAAAGCTCCACCATTATCAGTTGGATTATTATCCATGCCAGTAGTATGTGAGTCATTATCATTAAACATACCTAAAGCGAGGTGCTCAGCGTTATCTAATGTGTGATGAGCTGCAAGAAAGTAAACGCATCCTACATCACTATTGCCGCTACTTAATTCAAAGCCAGCATTTGCGCCTTGGTTTCCTGATCCGAGTGTTCTACAAAATGTAAGTGCTTTTCCGTTATTTCTAAAAAATTCTGTTGCTGCGTGTCCGCTAAGCATACGCCTGTCAGGTTGTCCAAAGATTCTTATGTATTCTTCAATTGAAGAAACAGTAGTAGGTACAAAAGCTGGACCTCTTTCTGCTGGGCCTATTAATCCTGCTGGTGTTGCAGTATTTCTAAAAATAGGTCTGCTAATTACTTCAATTTCCCGTTCAAAAAAACCTGGAGACTTAAATGTCTGCTCTGCCATGCTAGTTCTCCTAATATCTATTATTTGTCTATCTTATCTAATTATACATTAAACAATCTAATTATCTTTAATAGTAATATTAAAAATAGATTCTGCATATTTTTGATCAAATATTGTTTCCCCTGAAGGTGATGGTGTTCCTTTAATCTCTACAGTATTTCCACTAGCATCTTTAAAAATATGTTTTGTTTGTTTTTTTGCATTAGAGCTTCTTTCACCTACATAATCATAAACTTCAAGGTTTGACTGGCCAACAACACTAGCTTTTGATTTATCTTCGTTGTGAAGATTGTCAAGAGTATTAACTGCATTCATTCCTGTTCTTTGTGCAACCGGAGGTAAATCTTCGTCTAGTATTTCATCAAGAATTCTACTGTTAGGATCATTACTTTGAACACCACCACCAAATTGAGGATCTAGCGCAGGAGGATTATCAAGAATTTCAAACGAAACTTGAGGTGCACTTACAAGAGATTTTAAACCTACTTTTCCGCCGTCAATATTTGGAGCAAGTATATAACCAGTTGTACTAAGTGTCATACTATATTTTATATACCTTTCAGCATCTGTATAGTCTGCGTAATTTGTGTCTTGAGAAAAACTATTTTCTATAAAAGCAGGAAACCAATATCCTTTTTCACTCTCTATTTTAAATTGTTGACCAGGATTAATTGTGTAAGCACTAATTATTGCTTCTAATATTTTGTTCATCTGTTGTGTAAAAGATGACCAGACTGTAATCTCGTAACTGGCACCAACATATTTGACAGGAGGTAGTTCTATTGTCTCGTAAATGTTGTTTTTTATTTGTGGCTTTAAACTATATTTGCTGTTTGCAGATTCTAAATTGTTTGATGTATGAGTCAGCCTTTTAAAACCTTCAAAGTTATTAAGCTGTCGATGTTCTGTGTTGTTATCAGCAATTTTTCTAATAAAGGTTTCTGGAAACATTTCGTTATTAGAAATACCTTTTTGTGGTTTGTTTTCTAGAGAAGATCTTGTAATAGAAATTAGTGGAAGAATTAATGCTCCAGTTTTATCTGTTATTGGTTTTTTTCTTCTTAATATTGCAAATCTTTCACCTGTCGCAAATATGACCGGCACTTTTTTAACTTCACCTTGTATGTCATAATAAAGTGGAATTTGTTTATTAAATAGATCAAAAACTGCACGATCTAAGTCTTCAATGCCGCAAGAAGGAACAACATAGTCATAAACTTTATTTGTGTCTTCGTACCCGCTTATAATAGAGTTATTATCTTCAGTTGTCTTGTCATATCTTGTGGCCATTATTCATCTCCGTAAAAAGAAGTTCCTACACCATTAACACTTTTAATTGTTCCATCTGGCACGACTTTTTTAGGACCTGTAATTGGTTTATCTAGCACGCCGTCTTTCTGGAGTTGTCTTACATCATGCTCTGGTGTGCCTCGCTGTTGTTCAAAAGTTGTCTGGATAGCGTTGTCTTCAAGATATGCTTCAGAAGTCGGGCCAAGTGCTTTTTTATAAATCTGTTCTATTCTTGTCTGTTTTGCTGTTAACTTAATTGATGCTACTCTTTCTACTTGTCCGTAAACTAGTTTATCATGTATAAACGAAGTTATTTCAAAGAAAAACTCGCCGTAAGATATAAAATCGCCTTGTCTTACGTTGATATCACGATCAATAAGATCTCTATTGTGCAAATAAGCAGTAATAACTTTTATTTGCTCGTGCCCGAATTGAGTTGTTTTAACTTCAGAAGGTTGCCAGTCAACTAAACATTCAATTAAAATAGGTGGGTTAAATATTTTATGCATCGATTCTTCATAGATGTCATGAACATCAGACAAGTCTTCTCTAACTGTATAATAATATATTTTTTGTCCTGCTACATCCTTTATAATCTCTTTTGTCAAGTCTGAAAAGAAGTCTGCCTCTTTTTGGCCTAAAAATAATCTTGGCATAATACTATCCTATTATAATTGCTCTACCATTTGGGACTGGTATTCTTTTTAAAATATTGGACATTGTCTCAGACTGCGCAGAATCAGTTTCTAAAAGTTTTTGATATGTCAATTTATCTAACGTTTCTGCTAGTGACTCTGCAAGTCTTTGTCTATCTTCTCTTCCTTGACTTAACAAATCAGACCCGTTTAACTGGACATCACTGCCTGGAATTGGTACAGAACTAAACTTTGATCTAATTAATCCTAAAGTCTCTTTACAAAGTGCTAAAGTGTACTGTCTTATCCACTGGCGACTCATTTGATTAATTTTTTTATAAGCGATGTGATATGTCTAGCTGTCCTGCTCTTAACAAATCTTCAAAAACTGGTAAAACATAGAAAACTGTTTCCGGCGTAAAAGACTCAAAAGAAAATTGATTATTTAAGTAATTAATCGCTGAAGTTGTATCAAAAAAGCGATACGCAGCTTGGGGAGAAAAATGAAATATCTCGTTTATTTTAAGCTTAGATGCAGTTGCTGTTGGAAGAATTTTATTTTTATATATAGGGTTAAATAAAGATAATTGTGATTCATCATAGTTGTATGCATTTAACCCTAACTCTTTACCTTCAAAAGGTATTTTTAAATCTTTATATATGTTGTAGTCTTGTTTATCATGCTCTAACTCTATAAAGCCTCTAACAGAGTTGCTAACCCCACCAACAAAAGCCTCTGATGCATAAGGTTCTGCTCTTCTTATAAGATACTCAAGCGTCTCTCTAGGAAATTTTTGTTCTTTTCCACTTGGACCAATTCTTTTATCAACAATCGGCTCTACTTCACCAGGAACTGCACCATCGACTTCTTCAATTGTCATAGGCAACAAAATAACGCTAACAGATGTATCAGAATTTGTTTCTGTTTTATATTTAGCTTTCTTGTTTTGTAACAAAAACCTAGGATCATTAACGTCTTGCACAAGCAAAATCTGAACATTTTCTGCTCTGTCCTGTATGACATTACCCTCAGCAGTTCTTGCACCGCTATCAACTTGAGCGTCTGCTGCTTGACCATCTAATAAATAATAATAATGACCGTACTTGTTCTTTTTGTACGTTTCACTAGGCCCAACATTTAAACCAAGAATATTAGACATGTAAGATTCTGCCTGGTGTGAATTTACCTGCTTAGAAAACTCCAAAACAGCTTCTTCAAAATTCGCCCAAATTTGCTTGCTAGTTAGCTCGACTGTCATTATGTCGTCACCTAGACGTCGCTTAATATACAAAACCATACTGTCAGCTTCTTCCTGAAAGTGTGTATCTGTATCGAATGCACCAAAAGGTGTAGGCCGTCCGTCAGTCGAACTATTTAGTATTTCAACAAATGAAGCCATTTAAAACTCCTATAACTTTTTACTTGTACATATCTAATTATAGGAGTTTAACATAATAATTCAAATATCGATCAGCAAATACTAAAAAACCTCAAAGAGTATCTCTACTACAATGAGGTTTCAATATAAAACGAATTAAAATTAAATTTTATTACGCAATTGGAAGTGCTGTATTCTTATCGCTACCACCTTTACTAAGAAGTGAAGCCCATTTATCGCCTAACCAAATAAGAGATAATTGCTCATCGTCTGCATCAAAACCAAATTCTTCAGGTTCACTTGTTACATGTTTAGCAACTCTTAGTGTATGAACACCTGTGCCTGTGTGTGATTGCTTAATAAACTTAATTGCACCTGCTTGATTTTTTGTTAAGTTGCCTAACGTCATTAGTACAGTGCCACCATTGTTATAATCAATAATAGTCACACCAGTTGGACTAACAACGCCTCCGGCTTGACCAGAACCTTCATTTAAAACGTCTAGAGTAAATCCAGTATTACCTAAACCTAAGTCTTCTTGCGCTGTCTTTCCAGTCTTAAGACATTGTACAGTTAC